GAAATTGGAATCATCAACTCAGATGACGTGTTTGGCGATAGGTGCGTGGACCTTTGGGAAGCTCTCGGCAGCCCGACAGTTATTGCGCTTGGTCGCAAGGCGGCTGTTCGCCTAAAGATGTTTGGAATTCCAGACGAAGACGTGATTGTAGTTCCGCACCCGCAGTATGTTCGCAGGTTTCACCATCACGACCGTGTAGAGTACGGAAACGCAATTGAAAGATTTATTCACATTGGAGCAGATAAGGAAGATAAATGGATTCTTCGGTAAAACACATTGATATTGAAGACGGCGTAAATGGTTATGTTGATCTTGTCAATCACGTGCTTAAGCACGGCGAGCCTGCGGCTCCGCGTGGGCTAAACACACTTGAAATTGAGGACGCGACAGTCCATATCCACAATGCTGTAGACGCGCTTCCGCTTAGCGTAAACCGCGGGACTGTTCCAGGTATTGGTGCAGTTGAAGCGTGCCAACTTCTTTCTGGAACTAGCTTTCCAAAACTCGTAATTGACATTGGTCCGCAGTTTGCGAACTATACAGAAGACGATGGAATGTTCCACGGTTCGTATGGAACAAGAACAAAAGGTCAATACGATGTCATGGTTGATCGGCTCAAGAAGGATCCAGACACGCGGCAAGCGGTCGTGACGATTTGGAACCCTGAGCGCGACATGCTCGAGAAAAAGCGTGACTATCCTTGCACGATCCTTCATCAGTTCCGTATCCGCAGGAACCGCCTAAACATGAGCGTGTACATGCGGTCAAACGATGTGTGGCTTGGCGCCGCGTATGACTTCTTTCAGTTCACTCGCGTACAAATTGCCATTGCGTCTGTTCTTGGTATTGAGCCTGGCTCGTATTCGCATCACGTTGGGTCGTTGCATATTTACGAAGAAAACTACGATGCTGCAGCCGCGCTTCGCAAAACGAACAATATTGCTGAGGTTCCTTCAATTACTGGAAGAACATGGCGCGAGGTTGAGTCATCTGCGCTTATTGCGCTACAAGCAACGTCAGACGCTAAGCTGCTGAACAGACTTTCTCCTAACGAGCGCTGGTACGCAGAAGCAATGATTAAGGCCATTGAAAAGAACAAAGGTAAATAATGTCAAACGACAGAGAGTACTCGTCGCCGATGAAACAGGCGGCCATTAGCATGCACGAGCTGTACACGACCTTGAAAGAGGCTGGATTCTCGCGCAAGGACGCCATTGAGTTGTTAGCCAAAATTATGGCAGGAACCATCAACGAAGCCTTGAACAACCAGAAGAACGATGACAATGACTGACTCTCGTCCGTCTTGGGACGAGGTTTGGCTTGCTGTAGCTGAAACCGTGTCAAAGCGTTCACGGTGCTCACGTGCGCAGATGGGCGCGGCTATTGTCTCGCACGACCAGCATATTGTCGCTACTGGATACAACGGTCCAGCCGCGACTTGGCCAGAGCCAGGTGAATGCATGAATTGGTGCGACAGAGCCAAAGGAATTGCCCCACTTGACAATATCTATGATGCATGCCCGGCAATTCACGCCGAGGCGAATGCTCTTATGTACGTTGATCGGTCAAGAAGCCAGGGCGGTACCATATACATCACGGCACCACCGTGTATGCAGTGCGCTAAGCTTATTTCTAATTCTGGAATTACCAGAGTGGTGTGTCGCTGGAGAAAAGAAGATAGCCACCGTGACCCGGCTAAGGTGCTTGAGTACCTAGAAAAATGTATGATTGAATTGACTGTTATTAAGGATCCAGATGTCAACTGACAACTTGCAAGGCGTACAACTTCATTTAGTAGACAGCGTTGAGCGCGCAGCTGATTTTCTGGCTTGGTTGAGCGAGCGCAGGCCACATAACGCTTTGTCAGTTGATACAGAAACAGGTGAGCTTCCTGGTAATCCACGTGATCATGCGTTTTCGCCGTGGCACGGACAGCTTCGTCTTGTGCAGGTCGGCGACGGAATGCAGGGTTGGTCAATACCTTGGGGTGAATGGTCGGGCGTTTTTTATGAAGCAATGGACAAGTTTGATGGTCCGATAATCTGTCACAACATTGCATTTGAAGCGCGTTGGTTTGATGTTCAGTCTCGCTGGCAGTTGCCGTGGCACCGTGCGCACGACACTATGATCATGGCGCACGTTATTGATCCGCTTGGCGCAGGTGCGCTGAAGCGACTAGCCGCGCTTCATGTTGACGGTCGTGCAGTGGCTTTGCAGGAAACTCTCGACGCCGAACTTGCAAAGAACGGTTGGACATGGGGAACTGTTCCAACAAACTTTCAACCATACTGGTCGTACGGCGCGCTCGACTGTGTGTTGACCACACGTCTTTGGGAAAAGTTCTACGAGCAGTGCGGACCAGAAGGTCCGTACAGAAAGCCGTACGAGCTTGAAATGGCGACACGTCGCATTGTTACGCGCATGGAACTAAACGGCGCACGAGTTGACCTAGACTACTCAAAGCGAAAATTTAGTGAACTTACTGACTACAGTGACTCCGTAAAAGACTGGGCAAAGAAAACGTACAACGGAATATCAATAACAAGTAACCAACAGCTTGTCCGTTTGTTTGAAAGCATCGGTGCAGAGATTACCGAATACACGCCGACTGGCCAAAAGTCTTGCACGAAGGATCAGCTTAAAATGCTTATCCGTGACGGCAATGACGAAGTAAAGCAGCTCGCGGACTCAGTGCTTAAGCAGCGCAAAGCAGATAAACTTGCCAATACATACTTTTCTAATTTCATAAATGGAAACATAAACGGACTCGTGCACCCGTCAGTCAGAACTTTAGGCGCACGAACAAGTCGTATGTCAATCACAAACCCGGCGCTCCAGACACTGCCTAAAGGTGATGATGTTGTACGCCGCGCGTTTATACCTAAGGACGAGAACCACGTCATTGTGACATCGGACCTTGACCAGGTTGAGTTTCGTATGTTCGCAAGTCTTGCAGATGACCCAAACTTGACTGCAATGTTCAACATCGCAGACTCAACTGGATCAGATCCGTTTACTGAAATCGGCCGCGAGGTCTACGCAGATCCAACAATGCAAAAGTCTGATAAGCGTCGTAACCTCATCAAGAGCATGGTTTACGGTCGTTTGTACGGCGCAGGTGTTGCTAAGCAGGCACTTACGGCAGGAGTTCATGAGGTACAGATGAAATCAGTATCAGATGCGTTTGATGCCAGATTTCCCGGAATGACTCACTTCCAACGAAGCATTGAAGATGTTGGCATGCGTAGATTTAAAGCTGAAGGCCAGGGCTACGTCTATACGTGGACTGGTCGTAGGCTCCCATGCGACGACAACCGCGTGTACACGTTGGTTAACTACCTAATTCAAGGAGGAGCAGCGGAGGTGTTTAAGAGCAACCTTGTAAAACTTGACCAGGCCGACCTTACTGAGCTGCTTATCGTTCCAGTGCATGACGAAATAGTCCTTAATGCTCCACGAGAAAGTGCTGAAGAGATCAAGCAACTTGTTCGCAAGTGCATGACGACAACCGAAGGCTGGAACGTACCGCTTACTGCTGACGTTGATGGTCCACTAGAAAGCTGGGGAGATAAATACCGATGACAGGCCGACTCATTCTTGCAGTAGACCCTGGCAAAGCAACCGGGATATGCTTATTTTTGTACGAAAACGGAGAACCAGAGCTACTTTGGTCTGGCGAGCATCAGGCAGACGAGTTTGCTAATGTTGTTAGATCGGCAATTACTGAAGCCCAAGCTAGAGGAGTACGGCTCGAGACTACCTGCGAGCGCTTCACTATCACAGCTCAGACGGCAAAGAACTCACAGGCCCCGTACTCACTTGAGCAAATTGGAGTTCTAAAGCACCTCATACGAGAAAGTAGCGGAGTTGCCAGTGAGCTAGTGTTTCAAGCACCGGTAGACGCAAAAAGATTGTTTCCAAACGAAGCACTAAAAAAGCTTGGGTACTGGCACAGAGGCGGTGAAGGCCACGCTTTAGACGCCATTCGTCATGGTCTTCTATACCTTGCAAAGCATGGCTGGACGCCAAAAAGACTACTTCAATAGATACTAAGAAAAAAATTTGCAAAACTGCACGTTTTTTGTCTTAGTATATGATACAGTGACACATACCAAATGACGAGGAGTCTTAGTGCCAGTAAATGTTGATCTCAACCCAACGGGTGAGTACATCCGTATTGAGACAGAGTGGCGTTTCAAAGAGCTATGCAAGAGCATACCTGGAGCGACATGGAATGCAGGCGATCAAGCGTGGAGAGTCCCACTTGGCTGGTCGTCATGTCTCGCGCTTCGTTCAGTATTTAAGAACGAGCTTGCAATTGGCCCGGCGCTAGCGGCGTGGGCAGCAAACGAGCTTGCAACAAGAGTAACACCAGCAAACGACCTACGCGATCTTGACACGTACGACGGTGATGAAGCGTTGTTTCCTCACCAGCGAGCCGGTGTCGCTTTCTTATCTACGGCGCGGCGCGCACTACTTGCAGACGAGCCTGGCCTTGGTAAAACAGCGCAGGCTATTCGTGCGCTTAAACAGCTTAATGAAACAGGTGGTGGTTCACTGCCAGCGTTGATCGTTTGTCCAAACACACTTAAGAAAAACTGGAAGCGTGAGTTTGCAAGGTGGTGGCCAGAAGCCAGCGTTCAGATTATTCGCGGATCAGCAGGTCAACGACGCAAGCAATTTGAAGTAGAAGCCGACGTGTATGTCATCAACTGGGAGTCACTACGCTCGCACTCGCGTCTTGCGCCTTACGGATCAGTAGCGCTTGCTCGATGCACAGAGTGTGGAGGCCACGACGAGAAAGTTACAGAAAATCGCTGCGAAGTTCACTTGCGCGAACTGAATGGCATTGACTTTAAGGCAGTTGTTGCTGACGAAATTCACAGATCAAAAGATCCCAAGTCAAAGCAGACACGTGCGCTGTGGGCAGCAACAGGCGATGCAGATGTTCGCTTTGCGCTTACCGGGACGCCAATAGCCAACAACGTCTTGGATCTGTGGCCAATTCTTCATTGGCTGTCGCCAAGCGAGTGGCCAAGTAAGACTCGATGGATTGACCGCATGGTTGACACTATGATGAATGCATTCGGCGGAATGATTGTTATCGGAGTAAAGCCGCAAATGACAGACGAGTTTTACGCAGCAATAAACCCAAGAATGCGCAGAATGCTTAAGGCACGAGTATTGCCATGGCTTCCACCAGTGCTACACGAGCGCCGTGACATCGAGATGTCTACGAAGCAGAAGAAAGCGTACGAGCAGATGCGCGAGTTGATGATTGCCGAACTTGAAGGTGGTGAGGCTGTAGTTGCGCCGAGTCCACTTACACAAACAACACGTTTGCTACAATTTGCAAGTTCATACGCTGAAATGACTGTTGATGAAATTACAGGCGAAAGCAAAGTAAAGCTTATCGGCCCGTCATGTAAAGTTGATGCGCTTATGGACGACATCGCGAATGGTGACTTTGGCGATGATTCAGTTGCAGTATGTGCAGTGTCCCGTCAGCTTATTGAGCTACTTAGTGAGGAAATGACTAAGGCGAAGATCCCGCATGGTCTCATCACTGGCGCGCAGGACGAAGACGAGCGCCAGCAAGCAGTTGATGATTTCCAGTCTGGAAAGATCAAATGGGTGCTGTTTACGGCTCAGGCAGGTGGCGTCGGTATTACTCTTACGGCAGCGCGCCGACTTGTAATGCTTCAGCGTCCGTGGTCGCTCGTTGACCACAAGCAAGCCATGGATCGCGTTCACCGCATTGGTAGCGAAATCCATGACAGCATTGTGATTATGGATTACGTCACAGAAGGAACAATTGAAGAGCGCGTAATTGATGTTCTAGATACAAAAGCCGATAATTTTGAGCAGATTGTGCGCGACAAGACACAACTTCTTAAAATCCTAAAAGATGAGAAAGCGAGTTAAGCATGTCATTTGATGCACCAGCAATGCCAGTGGTTGTTACGCCACGGCCGATAAAGATCTCTAACTCAGAGATTCAGACGTTTAAGGACTGCCGCCGTAAGTGGTGGCTAACTTACTACCGACGCCTTCAACCAAAAACACAAAATATGACAGGCGCACTTGCGCTTGGAACACGGATTCACGGAGCACTTGACGCTCACTACAGTCTTGGGGTTCCACTTCTTGAAGCGCACTCTGAGCTTGTAAAAATAGACAAGCAAATTCTTATTGACAGTTACCGCGACACTGTTGACCTGGATAGCGAAGCCGAGCTCGGGCGTATCATGCTTGAAGGTTATCTTCAATGGGTAGAAGAAAACGGAGTTGACGCCGAGCTTGAAATGATTTCAACTGAAGAGATTATCTCGATGCCAATGTTTGATGGCGAGGTTGAACTTCAAGGTAAGCTTGACATGCGAGTCCGTCGCAAGGGCGATGGCGTGCGTATGTTCCGCGACTTCAAAACTGTAGGCGGTTCGTTTGCAGAGTTTGCAAGCCTTGCGCACATGAACGAGCAGATCCTTACATACATGCTTCTTGAAGATCACCAAAACAAAGAACTAGGAAAGAATGCAGGCGAGCGCAGTGAAGGTGGTATCTTCACTATGCTTAAGAAAGTAAAGCGCACTGCAAACGCAAAGCCTCCGTTCTACGAGCAGATGGAAGTACGACATAATCAATTTGCACTTCGTGCGTTTGCGTCACGTATTCATGGCACCATCAAGGATATGCTGGCCGTCAGAGGCGCACTTGACGAAGGACAAGATCATTACGGAGTTGTTTATCCACGGCCAAGCCGAGATTGCAAGTGGAAATGTCAGTTCTTTGCGATTTGCCCACTGTTTGACGACGGAAGCGCCGCCGAACATGCAATAAGCGAGATGTACGTGGTCGCCGACCCGTATGGTTACTACAAGACAGAAGAGAAGAAAGGAAACGAATAATGGGAGAAGTACAACGCTCATTGACCATCATGGTCTACGGCGAGTCAAAGGTCGGTAAATCGTCATTCGCGGTTACCGCACCATACCCACGACTCATGCTTGACGTTGAAGGCGGACACAGGTTCTTGCCTATCAATGTAAAGTACTGGGATCCGCTACGAGAAGAGCCGCCTGTGGCCGATGGAACATGGGATACGTGTGTTGTCAACGTCACGGAGTATGACACAGTTCTCAAGGCGTACCAATGGTTGCAGCTTGGAAAGCATCAGTTCAAGTCGCTGATCATTGACTCTGTATCTGAACTTCAGGTTAAGTGTATGGATAACATCGCCGGCACTAACCAGATGCAGATGCAACAGTGGGGCGAGTTGCTTCGTCACATGGGCGCGCTTTTGCGAGACCTGCGTGACTTGACAATGCACCCAACAGCGCCGCTTGAAGCAGTGGTTCTTACCGCGATGGCTCGACAAGACAAAGACGGTCGTTATCGTCCGTACTTGCAAGGTCAGCTTGCAATTCAAGCACCGTACTTCTACGACATCCTCGGCGCAATTACCGTTGAGGACGTGTTCCCTGGTGACCCTACACAGGCACCGTACAAGGCGCGTCGTATGTTTGTTGAGCGCACTAACCAGTACGAAGCTGGCGAGCGCGTTCAAGGTAGGCTCGGCAAAGTAGTCGAGCAAGAAAATCTCGGCGTTGAGCGCATGCTTGACATCGTGTTCGGACAGCGTCCGCAAGAAAAATCCAAATAACCAACAACAACAAAGAAAGCATAGGTAATAACTATGAGTACCCTCAATTGGGGTGACCTGATCAAGGAAGCAGGCGATACCGCTGGCGGTTTTGATCCACTACCGGATGGCGACTACGATCTTCAAATCGTTGAAGCCACAGCTGCTGTTTCGCAGTCTGGAAAGACAATGTTCAAGGTCAAGGCACAGGTTCAGACTGGCGCACATGCAAAGCGTCTCGTCTGGGATAACTTGGTCGTCTCGACTGACAACCCAACAGCACTCGGAATCTTCTTCCGTAAGATGAACGCACTTGGTCTCGGCCGTGAGTTCTTCGCAACAAGCCCAACCAACGCGCAAATTGAAGCTGCAATGAAGAGCAAGTTCTTCCGTGCACAGGTCGGTTCACGCACTTGGCAAGGTCAGAAGAAGAATGAAATCAAGGCGTACTACACTGTAGCGAATGCTGCATCTGCAGTACCTACTGTTGCAGCTGCTCCTGCACCAGCACCTGCTCCTGCACCAGCACCAGCACCTGCTCCTGCACCAGCACCAGCAGCACCTGCTCCAGCAGCAGCACCTGCTCCAGCGACGGATACTCCGCCGCCAGCACCGTTCTGATTTAGTCAGAACATATTGTTCATAGGCGGGCGTGTCTGTCGCAAGATAGGCACGCCCTCTATGATTGAATCGTGATATCATTTACACACGACTAACACAACGGAGAGATTTATGCGCGTAGCAATTCTTGAGCCAGAGCCAGGGGTAAAGGGACCAACAGCCTGGGCATTTCGCTTACGATATGGTTTTCAACAACTCGGACATGAGTGCGATGTTGTTTCATTTACAAAGAGTGGAAAGACCCGAGCATCTTGGGGAAAGCCACAACCGGGTGGGCGATGGTGGAGTGAGGCACCAGATGTTGTCGTAAAGACAGCGCATCTTGTTGAGACGCTTGACACGTATGACATGATCGTGCTTCCTGAAATTAAGGTGCCACTGCACGACAAAACAGCGATCAAAGAGTCGGCAAAGACTGGACAACCAGTACTTCCAGAGTATGTAGATGCGTTGCGCAGGACAAAAACAAAGTGGACAACATCACTTCACGGATCGTTTTATCCAGAAAAAGATATTCCATTCGTGCCTCAGCTTCTTGAGTCGCCGTCGCGAGGATCAAAGCTCGTCACGATGAGCGATGACTCTGCTCGAGACAGCAACGAGCTTTTTAAGTCAATGGACTGGATCAAAGGCTGCATGCCGTATATTCCAAAGTTTGACATTGACGCACCGATAACAAATGACTGGACTGTCGGCACGTCTGGTCGCTTCATATACAACAAGGGACAGCCAGTTGTTGCATTGGCAGGCGCGCAGCTTCCAGAGCACGTAACTGTAGAAATCTGGGGATCGTGTTCAGTCGGGCTTGGTCCGTCGCCAACATACATTGTCTACGAGCAGCTTCGTGACCACTTTGGGGCGCAAACAAAACGCTATGCCCAGCGCGTTGATCCAACAAAGGGTGCTGATGGAAACATCATCACGCCGTATCCGTGGGACGCACGTATTCCTGGACACGCGTTAGTTCGCTATCTTGGAAACTACATGGACTCAGCAGCTATTGCATCGCGCTTCCGCGTGCACATGAACCTTACTGCGCATAACTTTGCGCGAGGGCTTGTTGAATACTCGTCACTTGAGGCAGCAGACGCTGGTGCAATGTGCATTGTCCCAGGTCACTTGTCTGATCCACAATTCAGAATGCTTGTTCTTGACTGGTACAAAGGATCGCCAACCCAGTCACGGTTGGTTCAAGAAGATGGCCTTGAGATTATTCGCAAGTGCAAAGAAGCGTTTGAACAGTGTCTTGATATTTCAGATGCTGATCGCTTTAGTATTGCAAAGCACAACCGCGAAGTACTTAGGACACGAAATGATCCACGAAAGAGCGCAGAGATACTGATTGAAAGTGCTTTTTCGTGAGGGGTCTGTCTGGTGCCATTGTCATTGACAATGGCGATGGCACTGTTACCAAGTCTGGTGGAATTCCAGAGCGAACACGCGAGCAAGGCGAATGGATCATTCAGCACGGAAGTCATGTTTTTCCAAGCATTGTCAGTCTTCTTGACGATGGCTACGTCATGGAAAAGCTTGAATACGTTGACTACTGGAATATTGACGACTCGTTTGTTCATGTAGCTCTTCTTCGTCATGTGTGGTCACAGCCAGCCGTTGTTCCACCTACGACAAACACACATAAGCTTCTTAAAGAAAAGATGCAAGCAACAATTGATCGTCATCTTTCTGGACTTATTAGCAGCACTGCAGCCGACGCTATTATTGCAGACGCAACTAAGGCGGCTGTTGGCGCGTACAGACTTAAGCACGCGCTTACTCACGGCGATCCTACGGCAGAAAATGTCATGTTTCGTCCTGGCTACGGAAACGTCTTGATTGATCCAATCAGAGCAACTGAGGTTGTACCTGACTCTCCCGCTGTTGATGTTGGCAAGATGCTTCAAAGCGCGTACGGATGGGAGCACGCCAAGTACAACAATGGAATGCTTGCGTATAGCCACAACGACATTGCAGACATTGTAAATGACGAAGAGCTATTTGAGGTTGGAGAGGCATGGGCGGTTGTTCACGTAATGCGTGCAATTCCGTATGTCAAGCGAAACATGCCCGACTCGCTTCCTCGCGTAATTGAAGTACTACACAGAGCTATTGAAAGGAATTAAGTATGGCAACTTGGTGTTCAGACATTGATGGAGTTCTTGTTGACTCTCGGA